AGATTGCTTTCTGGAGTTTTCTAGATATTTTTTATAATTCTTTTCTGCGTCCTTAATTACAGTTGATGCATATTGATAATTAACTGCAAACCATTCTGCTTCTTTTAATAAGAAATGATCTGCTGCCGATCTATCTACATTAACTAATTTACCAGGTAATAATATACAGTGTTCTGGATGTAAGAAATCTAATTGTCCAGACCATCCTGGTGCTATAATTGGTTTTCCTGTTGCACCAAATTCCATTAATGGACGACCAAAGCCTTCTCCTTTAGTAAATGATATCATAATCTTTACTTTTGGATGATTATATAAAGAATTCATTTCTTGATCTGATAAATCTCCATGTAGTAAATAAATATTAGGTGTCTTATCACCATATGATTCACATATTGCTTTAATCTTTTTAAGTATCTCATCTCTGTCTATAATACTAAATCCTGCTCCTGAAGTTTTAAGTATCAAGCCTGGTCTATTTCTTTCTGATACATTTTTAAATGTTTCACAGAATGTTTTGATTAACATTCCAACATCCTTTCTATCATGTCCTAATCCACCCTTGATCCAATGCCCTACAAATAAATAACAAAACTTCTCTTTAATAGATGATAATTCGTTAACTACAGTACCATCTAATTTATCTGTCTTGAAATATGTATCTAAATCTAATCCTTCAAATAAAACTTCTACAGGTGTTGTACATTTTAATTCACCTTCTTTTTGGTTTGTCTGATTATTTACTTTCTCATAAGTCGTCTCAGTCAATCCGGCCTTGGAATGTTCTGATGTTGCAATTATAAGATCCATTCTATTACATCCTTCAATAAAAGATGCAGGTACTTGAGTTGTTTCAATACCAGCTGTAATACCAATATTAAATTTACCAGCCTTAAATGGCTTGCCATTTGGATCTAAACAAAATTCATTTGGAACTGATACTTGAATATAAATATCTGGTTGTTTTGTGATATTTCCTTTAGCTAATCTATCAATAATCAACTTATCCTTTTCATTTTGCAAATTTAATGCATCCATTGGACATGCACCCCATGGAAGTGATATAATCTCAATATCATATTTATCCATTGCAATTAAACTATGTACTATATCTCTTGTATGGTCACCATATCCAGATCTGGTTGCAACCGGTCCTTGTATTACTATATATTTTTTCATTATAATATAACTCCTACTTTATTAATATTCATATCTATCTCATTTGTATTGAATAGCGTAAATCTTTTTCTAGGTTTCCAATTTTCAAAACACTTATCAATACATTCAATAAACCTAACACCCATTCTTCTAGCTGACATATTTGATTCATTTCCGCATACCCATTCATATCCTGCTTGTCCTTTTGTTTCTCGTTCTTCTTTTGGCATTTCATACCAATATTGCATTGCTTTTGCAACATCTCTAAAGTCTGCTCTATCATCAAATATATAAGGCGTCATTGGCGAACCTTGTATTGATCTATTTGATGGAAATACTGGCTTTGCCCATTCTCCATGATTTTTATATGTTGCATCATGATTAGTTGGAAAGTCTGTACTAAATTCTACCCATTTTCCATCTTCATCTTCAAATCTACATCCATCCTGCAATCCACCAGTTACATTGTTAATGATAGGAGTTCCAGTATGAAGTGATTCACACCATGAAATACCAAAACCTTCATTAGATGCAATATTAACAGTTATATCTGCTAAATTATAAAAGAAGTTCATTAACTTTGGTTCTATATTTTGATCATGTATATATACTTTATATTCTGGACATAATGCCTTTTTCACAGCAATTAAATCTGTTCCATTATCATCTCTTGTTTGAGTTTTCATTACCAATATACATCTATCTGCTTTTTCTTTTGGTAACCCATCACAAAATACTTTGAATGCTAAAATTAAATCAGCTGGCTGTTTTCTTCTAATATTTCTATTGTTCCAAAACATCACATAATCAACATCATGATGTGATTTAAATGCATTTGCCCATTTATCAAATTCAGGCGCTTGTGCATGTAATGGTGTTATAGGAAAGAATGTACTTTCATTACACCCATGAGGCACCCATTGTACTGCCCAATCAGGTTTTGGAAACTTTTGTAATACATTCTTTACAATATTATTTGTCTGTCTAGATATATTACACAATAGGTCACATGATTCATAAAATGGCTCATTCCAATGAGGATAAGGTAAATCATCCCATATGTTATAATACATTAAAGGAACTTGTTGTCGTACTTGATGTTCTATCTGGTATAACCAACCCCAAAATCTAGGATCTGTAAAATGCATAATAGCATCTGGTCTTTCTATTGATATAATTTCTTGTAGTAGTTGTGGATTTCCATATCCATCACATGCATATATTTTACAATACGCATCCTTGACACCAGTCGACTTTTGTACATCAGGTGAAACATCAAATGCTTTACCTGCCTCTGGGTGTTTAATTGCGGCTCCTAATTGTACCCAATCATATTTATGACAGGTATTTAAAACCATTTCTTTACTCATCGTCCCAATACCAGAATATAATCTTAAATCATCTGATAATAATAATATTTTCTTTTTCTTGGGTTTATTTGGGTCGATCTTTCTTAATGTTGGTAACTTATTCATTTCCATATATTCTCCTATAACCGTTCTTTTAATTTATTATAAATATGCTTCTGCACTCTTTAACCTTTCATTTTTCTGAAAATAAATTTGTCTATTGGCCAGAAAATACAAGCTCCGACAAATTGAAATCCAATCACTGTTTCAAAATTTGACCATCCCCATATATCTGAAAATAGATACATGCATGGCCATGATATAATTATACCTAATTGCCATTTGGCATGATATGTTAAATACTTTTTCATGTTATTATTGTTACTGGTTTATTTAATTTTTTAGCTGTCTTAATTGCACTTTCACTTCCATTTGGAAGCGCTCCATTTGGTATAAATGCCATCATAACAGTACATGCCTTTGCAATTAACATATTCCTATGATGAAATTGTGACACATGATATGTTTTACTATAGTAATTATCAGACATTGCTGAATATAAATTTTTAGTTGTATGAGCTGGATTAAATTCTTTATACTTAATTCCAAACTCTAGTGCAAATTTTCTTACAAATTTGTCTGCTCCAAATTGCCCACCTCCTGATATAATAGTTAATACGCTTCCAAATTTTTCTTTGAGTTGGAATAACGCATCTTTAATCTTACGGGTATTCTCATATTCTCTACTACCAATCATTGCCACTATCATTCTTTAATTCTAGCTTCCTTTGGACATAAATCAAATTGATTTTTGAATTCGCACCATTTACAATTTTTATTATTTTTACCAGCTACTGCTACATGTGGTTTATCTAGATAAGAACCATCTGATGCAAAGTTTAAATCAACAAATGATTTAATTGAACTAGCTAATTTGTTTCTAGTAGGTTTACCTGAAGCAGGCATAAATTCTGTAACACGTTTTTGAGGAAACATTGCTCCATCAATTAACTTACGCTTCATTATCATATATTTGATATCAATTTTCTCTACATCAAAACCATATTGTTCTGCAAAGTACTTTTTATATAATACCAATTGAGATGTCTTTGTTTTATCTGCTTTTTGATATTTATTCCAACCCATTGTACTAGTTTTAATATCAATAATAGTTATCTTACCATCTCTTTTATCTCTTACTACTATATCTAAATAACCTAACATCATAACTACATCATTAGTATCATTTACTGGATGATAAATAGGGACTTCAATACCTAACAATTCTTCATTCTTTGCTGAAAAGTATTGGCCTCTTTTCTTCTTGAACCAATCTAATATTGCAACACCATCAGAATAAAATTCATTTAATTCTCTTTGTGTACTAAAATGCTTTCCGTCCATCTTTTCAACGGCTTCTTTATATAAAGAATGCATTTGATCTGCTAAATATTTATTAATATCAATTTCATTGGCCTTTACTACCGATTGTTCAAACATTACGGTTAAATAATTTTGTACTGTTTCATGGAATGCTGTTCCAAATATAGTATGTATTGATTGATTAAAGGTTCTCAAACCTTTTACATATCCTAACTCCCAATGTTTAGGACAACTTGAATACATTGCGAATTGAGAATAGGATATCTTTTTGTCACCTTTTTCAGGCTCCCTTTGGTTGTATTTTAAAAACTTATTCATATATAAATATAAGAAAAATTATCCGTAAATCCTAATTATTTACCCCATTTGTTTGCAGTGACTATCTGTGCAATGATACCATATATAGATAAGTCTTGGAATGTATCTTGTTCAGATTCTCCTACTTCATCTTTATGACCTAAGACAATTAATTGTTTTAATCGTTGTATTTTGTCGTTCATTCTAAACCATAATCCAGTTAATGATAATTTAATATCATCTTTACTTTCTAAATTAGTTCCAACTGATATATTACCTGGTCCGTAATTCTTTTGTTTTTTACAAAACATTAGATATTGTTCATTCATTATTTTCTTGAACTCATTACATGTTGCTGGATAATTCTCTTCACAATAATCTACGGCTGAATTACCTGTTGATACCTTTTCTTTGAAATCTACTCTTGGGTGATCTTTTATTGTCTTCATTTTAATAACTTTTTAATTTCTTTTTCTGTCTTACCATATACCTTCATTGCATCAACTAATGATTGTAATCCTTCATTAGTTAATATCAATATATCGATCATACTTTCTGCTTCTCGAGTACTGGTTTCGTAATGATCTTTAACAAATTTAACAAGGTCCTTATTATATTTATCAGCCTTCTTTCCTTTAATATACTTAGCCCTTACATTGGCCTTTGGTAAAATTTCATAATATAATTGATATATATGTTTTTTACTCAAAGGACCAATTGTATACTGCTGGAACACGTCTACCGTTTCAATAATATCCATATGCATAGATAACCATCTATTTATGATATAAGGACTAAATGATTTTTGATCTAGTTCTGATAATTTATCCCATGATACTTTCTTATGAGTTAAATTTGCGATATGATCAAATATAGTAGCTGGCTTCTTCATATTAATATGGCGATTGCATTTGTGATTGAGCTGGTTCATCTTTTGGAATATTAGTAACAACACATTCTGTAGTTAACATTGTTCCTGCTACAGATGCTGCCTTCTCTAAAGCTATTCTTGTCACCTTTACTGGATCTACAATACCTGCATCAACCATATCTTTTAATACAGTTTCTGTTCTAACATCATATCCTGCTGCTGTACCATTTGCGTTATTGGTTACTATCTTATTCCATATAACATCTGCATTAAGTCCAGCATTTTCTAAAATGGCTTCAAATGGTGCATGACATGCTTTAACAACAATATCACCACCTAAACATTGATCTTCATTTTCATATAAACTATCCTTCTCACCATCATAACCTCTTAATACAGTACCACCTCCTGCTATAATTCCTTCAAATATTGCAGCTTTAGTTGCATTTAATGCATCATCTATCCTATCCTTCTTTTCCTTCATTTCAATTTCAGACTCTGCTCCAATCTTAATAACTGCAACACCTCCAGCTAATTTTGCTAATCTTTCTTGTAGTTTTTCAATTTCATAATCAGAAGTATTATTATCAATCTGTACTTTAATTCCTTCAATACGTTCTTTAATTAAATCTTTATCTCCATTACCATTTATTATAGTAGTAGTATCTTTAGATATCACCAATTTATCAGCCGTACCTAATAAGTCCATTGAAGCTTCTTCTAATTCTAATCCATGGTCTTCTGATATAACTGTTCCTCCTGTTAATACTGCAATATCTTCAAGTATTGATTTTCTTCTGTCACCAAATCCTGGAGCTTTTACGGCTGCTATTTTTAAACTACCTCTAATTTTATTAACAACTAAAGTTGATAAAGCTTCACCATCTACATCCTCTGCAATGATTAATATTTCTTTACCGGTTTGCATT